CATTGATAAGTTATCATCTCTCATCTCACCATCCATTTGTGTTATTGTATTATTGTATCCTCTCTCAGTAGTAAATCCATAGATGTCAAATGGGATATTAACTGCTTTACAGAATAAACTTAAATGGACCACTTGGTCTAGGACATTGCCCATTGTACCTGACATTGAACCTGAGTAATCAATTAATCCAATCAATCCATGATTTTTAGCATCAGCCAATCTTGTGACTTTAGCAAAAATATCATCATCAGTTTTATATGACCATAGTTTATTTACATCGATTGAACCACTTCTAGCTGTTTCAGCTCTTGTCCATCTAAATGCTGCTTTTCTTTGCTCAAATTCTTTGACTGCAAAATTAACTGACCTTTTAGCATTTGCTAGGTAATCTTTAAAAGAATCTCTGTATGAATCAAAATCTTTCATTCCATAGTAATCATCTTCTATATAAATTCTATTTTGATCGATTGTTCGCTTTCTTGATTCCATTAATGTTTTGTAATCTACAATTGAAGCATTTTTAATCTCAGGTGAAAGTTCTCTAATAACTAAATCTTGATCGCCATGCTCATCTACATCTAAAAGTTTTCTTTCATTATTTCTAAAGGCTTCATCTGTTTGAGAAACATCTTCTTCTTTTTTCTTGGCTGGCTTATCCACATCCTCCGCAGATAGCGTATTCTCATCGTCGCTTCTTGAGCTAGAATCATTGGTCTCTTTGCGATCGTCAGAGTCCTCGCTATCCGCAGATTTTGTTTCAGTTGAATCTGATTCGACATCTTCTTGGCTAGAGCTCTTAGTCTCTTCCGTGGAGCTTGAACTTTCAGATTCAAAATCGTCATGACCTGATTGGGTACCTGGTTCGGTTTCACCATCTGATGGTAAATCACCATCTTCAATTTCAGGTTCTTGTATTAATTCTGGTGTGTTATCTTTTGTGTATGCTAATATGTCCTTTACTACTTGAATTACATCTTCAAAAGTATCGGTTGTCATTGTAGCATTATATAGTGCTTCTTCTTCCGGATTAAATGGAATGTTTAAGTGAGCACCAACTTTTGCTTTTAAGTTAATTTTATCAATAAGTTTAATATTATTAAAGTCATGGTCTTCTCCAAAGAATCCATCTTCAAATAACTTCTTATAACCTCTTTGAAATGGTCCTACTAAACCAACATATCTTGATTTGATTTTTCTTTCAATCCTTGCATCTTCAACAACATTAATATATGTACGTGGACATCCTTCCAATTTTTCAGGAGAATCATGCCAACCTTCAAATGGCGTTTCCAATGCGTGACCAACTTCATGACCAATCAATAAATCAGAAACATCCTTTCCTTTGTCAACCCACTGAGGAAGACCAAGTACTCTGTTCTTGATATCAAACCAAGCTGTTTCGTAATTACCATGTTGTACTGAGATATTCTCAGTTGCTAATAATTTGGCTAATATAGATTTTTGACTCAATTTAAACTCCTTAATTTTTAAACTAATATGTATATTATACACCGTTTTTCTGCAAAAGTAAACGGTTTTTTGTAATTATTTTAAATTGTTACGTTCCTGTAACGTTCTTGTAACGCAACTGTAACGTTTCTAAACTAGCGTATCTTCGAGAAGTTGTTCTTTTTGAAAAACTCTATACGTGAACGGAACTTATCTTGTAGCACATCACCTTTGTGAGATATAATAAAGACGTTCGAATCTTCATCCATCGTACCAAGTATCTTAGTTAGATTATCTACACCATCCACATCTAAACTTGAATCAAAGGTCTCATCAAGAACTAATAGATTTGTTGATGCTGAATTTTTCATCTTAGCAATATGTCTCCATGTAAAGAGTAATGCTAAATCAATTCTTTGTTTCTCACCTTCAGAAAAGGATGCGTAGTTAAATGAATCTCTGTGTCTTGATCGAATTGTCTCGTTAAAGCTTTCATCCAAATGAAATGATACAAAGAAATCTAGTATCTGAAGATAATGATTAATTAATCTGTTCATAACTGGCAAGTATTGTTTGATAACTTTAGTTTTAATTCCAGTATCTTTTAACATCTCACCTATGATTTCGTTATAAGTTCTTTCTTCTACAAACTCTAACTTTTTCTCAGTTAACTTATCTTTCTTTTTATTTAGATTTGTTTTACTTCTTTTTGCATTTGATACATCACCAGTTGAACCCATCAATCCATCAATCTCTTTTTGTATTTTTCCAATCTCAGTTTGATGTACTCCGATTGAATCATTATTACTATTAATCTTCTGTTGTTTTTGACGAAGTTGATTTAACATATCAGCATTTTCTCTCTGAGATTGCTTGAGCTGTCCAATAGATTTCTTTAAATCTTCTTTTGCTTGTTGTAGTTCAGCAGCTTTATCCTTTATAATCTTTTGTTTAGTATCTTTAATCTCTTGGCCAATATCCTGGTCACAAGTTGGACACGTATCATTCTCTTCGTAGAACCTTGACTCTTGAACTAAATCTTTTATCTTTCCATTATAAGAATAATCATATCCTTCAAGGGTAGACATTTTTTTAGTTTCTTGTATTTGGTCTTTCTCAGAACTTTGTATCATGGCTGTTAAACCTTTGCCCAATGTTTTTGACTCTTCAAATAGTTTAGTAATCTCTTCTTTATGAGTTTCAATACTACTTCTTTTCTTTTCTATTTGGTCATCGTTCAGCTCTTGTAAATCCTTTATATATTTCTCAGCTGCTTGAATTTTAGTTTTAACAATATCAAGGTTGTGGTTAATATCAACTAACTCATCTCTTATTTTAATATTTCTTTCTTTCAATAAAATATTCATCTTAGTAAAGATATTGATGTCCAATAAATCTTCTATTACGTGTCTACGCGTCCACGCGGGTAATTGCATAAATGGAATAAAAGAACTACTGCCTAATACAACTACTTGGTGAAATGATTTATGGTCAAGCTTTAGTATATTTTGTTCAAGGAACTTTTGATAATCCCTTACGTTACTAGCTTGGTTAATCATATTACCATTTTGCCATATCTCAAATTTGTTAGGTTTAATACCTCTTACAATTTTAAAATCAACCTGGCCAATAGCAAACTCAACTTCTACTATAGAATTTTTATCGTTGATTGAATTAATTAATTGACCTTTCTTTATATCTCTATGTGGTTTACCAAATAATCCAAAAGATAATGCATCCAATAGTGTAGATTTACCTGCACCATTTTGGCCTACGATTAAAGTTGTTGGTGATTTCTCTAAGTTAATAGTTATAGGATCGTTTCCTGTGGAAAGAAAGTTCTTCCACGTACATGATTTAAAATGTATCATAATACCTCTAGGTTCTGTGCTTCAGTATATAATTTTCTCAATTCGACTTTTAGATGTTCTTTATCTAAGTCTGTTTCCACAGCATCGACATACGTATCCAAGAGTTGTGTTGTATCCTCGAGAGATATTTTGTCATCTTCGACATTCTCTCCAATATACTCTTCAAAACTCTCAGCTATTTTAAGTTCATATGTATCAATACTTTGTAATCTATCTACAAACTTATCGAACATATACAAGTCATTTTTATTTATAACAATTAGTTTAATGAACTTTTTACTATATTGACTTACATCGATTTTATCGTAATCAGTTTTACTATCATCGTATATTACTTTCTTAAACATAGTAATTGGATTTCTTATTGCTTCAATCTCTCTTGTTTCTGTATCTAATACGTGGAAATACTTAGGGTCATCAACATCAGCCCAGGTAAATTCCATTTGGCAACCTAAGTAATGTACATTTCCTTTTGTTGATTTAGTATGGAAATGACCAGATAATACCATTTCAAATCTATCAAAAACATCAGCATTCATACCATGTGGATTTGTCTGACCTGGCATCATATCAAAACCTTTTAATTCTAAATGAGCTCCAAGTATCGGTGCACCACAGTTTTTTGACCACTCAGTATACTCTTGATAATTACTATTGTTTATCCATGGAATAATAGCAACTTTACATCCATCATAATCTAATACAGTTGGTTCCATACAGATATTAACGTTTGATGTAAAATGACCGAGAAGTTCTTTAAGAGAACAGAGCTCGTTAGTGTTCTTAAAATATACATCATGGTTTCCTGGAATAATATCCATAGTAATACCAAGCTCACGCATTGGTTCTAAGAAGTGTTTACGATTAGCATTCAGTGCTTTAAAGTTAACAAACTTTCTGTGCTCATAGTAATCACCTAAATGTAATATCTGTTTTATATCATGTTCTTTTAAATAAGGAAAGAATACTTCAGTATAGAATCTATCAGCATAGTTCAAAAAGATATCACTTGAATTCCTGACACCACAATGGGTATCATTTAATATAGCTACTTTCATTTATAGAATAACTCCAGTTTTGCTTTTTCTTTTTCTTTTACTTTTTCTTTCTTAGCAAATTCTTTGATTGCAGTATCTTGTTTACGAACTTCTCCAATCCTTTGCTTGAGAGTATCTACATACGCCATTGTTTCTTGAGCAGTTTCACCATCCATACCAGCTTGTACGAAATCGTCAATACCCATTTTCTCAATGAACTTAAACTTAATATCTTGTTGTTTCTTTTCTTTCATTATTCTACGTATAAATGCATAATAACATATTTGCGTAAAATAAGAAAAGGCGTTTGGTTTACCAGTCCTTGTAGCTGTTTCTATATTATAATTTCCAATAGCCCTTAAGCAATTTTCTACAGCATCCATAACCATTTCTTCTCTATAAGTATATCTTACAAAGTTTGGTCTATGTGATAACCCTTCTGAAATTTTTATAAAACATCTAGCGACGTAATCTGTGACTTTTGGTACTGGTTTGTTTTGTTCTTTTAAATCTCGACATTCGACTGCATAGTCCATGACGGCTTGTGAGAACTCTTTGTTGTTGACGTAATGAGCCTTCTCTTTAGGCTTTAATTTTGCCATAGGTTTTCCTCCATAATTAATCTATTATATCATATTTCTGCGTATTTGTAAACAGTAAATTAATTAAAAAAACAGTGTACAAATGCCAGTTTTTGTGATATAATAATATAGTATCCCGGAGGGAAGGAGTATACAAGATTAATGTATTATCTTCTTGATATCTACTTCAGATTCCAGGTACTGTTTCTCTTCTTCGTATCTATCTAGCAAGACTTCTTCAAGTTGGTCCATTATTTCAATGTTCGAACGAGGAGCCTTGAGAGGGACACGCTTTTCAGATAGTTTTAAAGCAAACTCAACGTAAGCTGCTTTCACATCTTCAGCTACACTAACATGGTTTACAATATGGTTCATCATAACTTTAAAAGTTTTATGTTCCGAAAAAGGAAACCAAGGGGTAAACTGAAATCCACCTACTATGTTAGAGGAAATATTCAAAGGTCTTTCAACCAAATATGAATCATCGTTTTTCACTGCTACGAGTCCGATAATTTCATCTCCATTTACTAACTTAAAGTGTCTTATATTGAGTTCTTTCATATTATATATTTATATCATGCAGATCGTAATCAAACTTTTCTTTTGAATATATTTTGATTCTTTCTGCAGCATGGTTTAATGTGTAATTCTTTCTAGTCTTCCAATGTAAATCATCAGCTATATCGAATACCTTAGTATTTCTACCATCATCCGATTTTCTCAATCCCCGTCCAATGCTCTGTAATACTCTAATTTGCGACTTAGAGGGGCTAGCAAAAATAATGTTGTGAAGATTCCTAATATTAATACCAGTACTAAAAGTACCAATGGAAGCGACAATAATTGCATTGTTCTCAGTTTCAGTAATAGCACGGGTCTGCTCTCTTGTATCAACATCAGTTTCTCCCGATACGTAAAATAGCTTTCTTTTATCATCTATCTTTTCCTTTAATAGTGTATGCAATGGTTTACCATGTTTCTCTACATAGTTAAATAGTACTAAAGTATTTCCTTCTAAATCCAATGCAAGGTTTCGTATAAAATAATTTCTTGGTTCATATCCTACTAAAAAATCTAACTCTTCCTGATACTTCCTTTGTTCTTTACAATACTCATCTTTATACTTTAATAGCAATAC